TGATTGATAAATTACTGTCTGACCATTGGTCGAACCTTCGCAAAACACGGGAGATGAACCATGGTTAAGAAACAGACAATCATTGACGCATTGAATCGTTGGGTGTCCCAGCGCCCGGGATTGGAGTACGGTAACTATGGTGATCCTGTCTCCTATCGCGCCGAGGTGCGATCGATCGGGAAAGACCTGCAGCATGCCCGCGCACTGATCAACTATGTTGCATGGCACGACTCGATCACGGCCGAGATGATCCTGAAAGCCGCTGACAATGGTGGCAGATTGTCGTTTGTCGTGCGCGATTATGACAAGGTGACGCTCGATTATTGCACCGGGCAGTATTGGCCCACGGAATACCGGCCGGCTGTTTGTCGTTTGTTGTCGTCTGTCATTTGGTATTGGCTGCGGGACAACATGCTGGATCCTGCAACGGGTAACGACATCCGGCGCCAGGCTGCTCGTGAACTCGGCACCAGTATCGCGCGGAGGTGGTTCGCATGAAATCAATCGAAGCGTATCAAGCATCCGATGGCATGTTATTTCATGATGAGCGCAGGTGCAGACAACACCAAACTGACATCATAGGCGCCGATATCGATGGGCTTTTGATGATGTTTGAGCTTGACATTACCCGCAACCAACAATTCAAGGCTGTGCTTACGGTTATGGGGAAACAGCCCGAGCTAATCAGCGTATTGCGTGCACTGCTGGTCCATTTGGAGCATGGTGATGGGGAAGATGATGGGGAATAAACACACCTACTTTGTCGAAATGACGGACACATTCGGTGGCGAAGCCAACTATTGCTGGGTCAATCGTTTCCTTGTGTCTGCATCATCGCCCCGGGGTGCCATGCGCCGAGCTGCAAAGCATACCGGGTTCAATGTGCGCAATGTGGGCTGTGATCGCTGGGACGCTGTGGGCGCATGTGTCTGCTACTTTGTCGAATGGGTCGACCCTGCAGACATTCAGAGTTATCGGGACAAGTATTCCAGAATCGAGGTGATCTGATGATGCGTCAATTTGAAACATGGTCTATCAATGGCGTGCGGTATTTGTTTGTTGTCGACACTTCACGCTATGACGGATTCATTGGCATGAGGCGCATTGTGAAGGTGCTGCCATGAAAGCCACAATTCGAAGCCTTGCGCAGTACCCTACGCCAACGGAACACGACGCCAAATATGCACCCATGGCGCACCATCTCGCGGGTTTGACTTGGACCGCATCGGGTTATGGCGCCCGTATTCCGACGCCCTACATGGTCCTGGTCCATGGCAAATGGCGCCGGGTTTACTGCTACGTTTACTCCAACGTCGGCACGCTGTTCATCGGCCGCAAGTATGACGGCACGTCCATCGTTGATATCGAAAGGTGACCAATGACGCCCAAAAGCAAATACGGACCCGTGGCAGCATGCCGCTATTGTGGCCAAGACATTGAATTTACCGGCCGATTTACCGGGTGGCGAGACCGTGGTGGAAACCGCGCATGTGTGCCATTTATCGACAACAAAGCCGGGTTGATTGTCAAACCTAGAACCAAACACGCACCAGTGAAAGCCTAACCATGTTCCTACACCACACAATGACGGATCAAGAGATCCTGCGCACCTGTGAAGGTTGCGACTCGCAACACCTGCGACTGGTGGCCGATAGGCTACGGGCCAGGGTGGAAGACTTGCGCACCATCGGGACATTGGCCGCGGGTATCCGGGATTCCCATGACCTGAAAGCCATCAGGGGTGGCATCAGGATGATCCAAACAATTGCAAAAGGAGAATGAACCATGGAAATCGATGTAACGGATTTTCTCGCGTCAACTGACTGCAGCATGCTATCGGGCAGTGTCGCTGAGCTTGGCACCAATGCCGGCCGGATCACCTGGCAAAACTCCATCGATGCCGTGAAGGAATTTAACCCTTTGCCCGATGATGCGGCACTGCAGGAGTTCCGCGACTGGTTGAAGCCATGGGGCGGGTGGGATGATGCTGAAATCGCCGCCATGTCAGACGAACACCTGCGCGCGCTTTGTGCCCAATGGATCGCATCGGACTGGCGTGAATGTTTCGACTGTGACTCCAATGCGGCCGATTGGGCAGACCATGAGACCCGTGCCACCGATGGTCAGTGTCCTAGTTCGTTTTATCGGGACGATGCCGGCCGGATCTTTTGGTCTATGGAGCATTGAACCATGGCAACATCAATCATGAAACTCCCACCACTGAAGCCGGGTCATTGGTGGTGGAACACTGCACCGATCGGGCAGGATCCGGTATGGGAACAAAAACCTATGCCGGATCCCGTGATTCTGGATGGTCAGATTAAGACCATCTTCGGTTATGAGACCCGTGAGTTTATGGCACGGCAGCACCGGCGAAAGTAATCACCCCTAACCCACAATCCCCGGGCCATGTGCCCGGGTTACCTTTTGGAGAAACACAAATGACCCCGGTTGAACTGAAACAATGGCAAGCTGACCTAGGCTTGTCCGAAGCCGCCATGGCCCATTACCTCGGTGTACCCGTGCATACCCTGCGTGGCTGGATCAAAGGCACACGGGCCCTGCAAGCTGCGCCCCTGCGCCTAGTACGAGTGCTCCAACTGATCCAGGACGAAGCAAAGGGTACCCATGCTGACCTGATTGCCGATGCCCGGGCCAGCGAACCAGCGAAACGGCAATCTGGTCGCCCTGCAGGATCTCGGAACCGTGCCAAATCGAGCCAGATCGACCCAGGCGCCCCGATCCAGGCGCCGGTGAGCCCTGGGGCCCCAGACGTGCCCTCGTGGCTCTCTGGCGCCCTATAGCCGGTAGCCCTACCCAAGAAGCATTTCCCGGCTGAATTTCAAGTTCCGGGAAATGGAAAAGGGGGTCTGGATAACAGACCCCCTCCTCTTGGTTCTGGGTTAGTGGGCGCAAACTAGCTTTGCGATTTCAGAATGGACACTCCCGACTCGGGATACCCGGGGTGCTCAGCGCCAGGTCAATGAACGCCTCCAGAGTCTCCTCGTCCGTCCACCCATGGCGCCGGGCCAGAATGCGCACCTGAGTGCCCACGTTCGGGTTGCTCACGCAGGACCCACTCGTCAATCGATGCGGGAACCAGTAGCCCGAGCACCAGCAGGGCCGGGGGCGCTCCCACTTCTTCATGCCGCCTTCACCCTCGACTGCTTCAACTCGACCCCGGCCACCTCGTGCCGGCGCTCCTCGGCCCTGCGCTTCGCGTCCATGATCGCCTGACGCCTGGACGCGAACATCTCCTTGAGCGCGGGGTTGATGACCCACAGGGCCACGCCTCGGCCCTCCTCGGTCTTGTCGTCCACCCTCGCCACCCACTTGGACGCCTCCAGAATCTCCATGGCCCCAATGACCATCTGGTTCGCGGTCTGGACGTTGTACTTTTCGACGCGCCTGCGAGCACTCCTGCGGATCTGACTCAGGGTGAGTTGACCCACATCGGCGTTGTACAGGACGTGCTCCGCGACCCAGCGGTCCAGTGAGTCGCTCTCAGTGAGTTCCCCGTCCCAGCAGTACCGCAGGGCCGGGAGCACGTACCCCTTGACGAACTGGACCACGCGCCCCATGAGAGCCCCGGACACCTCCATCGTGTACGGGCTCTCGATGCAGTGCCACACCAGCGCCAGGCGCCCACACAGGCCCTCCAGCTTGCCCATCGCGGTCTGCAGGGTGTCCGAGCCCCGAAGCAGGCGCTCATCTCGCATGGCCTGGTTGTACCAGACCTGGAACGCATAGAACGCGTCGTAGGCCCCCGGGCTCAGTCGATAGGTCATGGCCGGCAGGCCGAAGCACACCCGAACCATCTGCTCGTACTCGGCCGCGTTGGTCATGCACTCGGGCACCGGGTGTCCGAGCTTCGTGCACTCGGGGCGCAGCGCCACGGGTATGAACCGCTGGACCAGACCGTCCTCGGTCAACTTGGCGATGTTCTCGCGCAGGACCCGCGGCTGCAGGTTGCCGAACATGGCCACGGCATAGTTCTCGGAGAGGGTGGTCCCCGAGCCCACCCGGTCCATCTCGTACCTGTTCGCCTCGTAGGCCACCGTCCATGCGCTGCGGTCCTCGCCCGATCGAGGGTCGCAGACCTTCTTGACCCATGACGCCATCTCGTCGAGATAGCAGAGCAAGCCCCGCGGGCGCTCGGCCGCACTGCGCACGAGCTTCTGACTCGTGGTGTCCTGCACCAGCACCTTGAGCGGCACAGGCGCCTTGGGGTCCTGCGGCAGCGCGGGCAGGGAGGCATTGGACAGCAGCATGTCGGGGCTCGTGGCCATGTCCAGGAGGTGCTTCTTGGCCGCGACGTACCGAGCCTCGGACACCTCGAAGTCGGTTGCCGCCTTGGCATACCTCGGGGTGTCCTCGCGCTCCAACTGGTGTAGGATGTCGAACATGGGCTTCGATCCAGGGGTCTTCTTGTCTCCCGGTTCCCCGATGCTCATGATCCAGAGCACCGGGGGCACCTTGAACCCGGGCTTGAGTTCGAGTCGCATCCGGGCGTCCAGTGCCCCGCAGACCGCCGCCATGCCCGCGAACAGGGGCACCATGGGGTCACACCCCACATGCTCACCGATCTCCTGTGCCCGGGTGCGCAGCACACGCGGCACCAGGTCCAGGTTGAGCCCCGGGGGCGGGACCCGGATGTCGGACATGGTGGCCACGTCCTGCAGAGGCTCGACTGCAGAGAACAGGGTGCCGATGTCGGGCACTGGTTTGGACCAGCCCGCCTCCCGGGCCAGCTTGAACAGGGAGCCGAGCTTCACGCTGGTGGGCTTGCTGGTGCGAAAGGATGCCCACTGTTGGAGCATCTCGCGCTCACCCGGGTACTTGGTGGTGGACTTCTGGCTCCACGAGTTCCACAGGTTGTAGGCCCGCTCGACCTCACCGCTGGCCGTGCCCGCGTAGTGCAGGGCCATGCCGACCGTGATCCACTCCTCCCGGGAGACATCGGGGTCAATGGCCCCCGTGGCCGGCTCGATCAGGTCCCACTCGACCGTGGTGCTGGTGGGGGTGTCGGCTGGGCGCTCCAGGGTCAAGAGCGACTGCCACAGGTCGAGCAGGGGCTGGGGGATGACGGGTAGACGGGTCCAGTGGCCGGCGCCGGCCCATCGGTAGGGCTGGTTGGTCTGTGGGTGAATGGACGGGGGCAGGACATCTTGCACCGTGAGCCCGTTCGAGGTGGCACAGCGCAACTCGTAGACCGTGGTGCCGTCGATGCTGACCTTCTTGGAGGGCAGCGCCAGCCCCAAGGGCATGGCGTACAGGAGCTTCCCATGTCCCTGACGCCCTGAGTCGATGATTACGGCATCCGGGGCGTCGTAGAGCGCCTGCAGGTTGATCCCGTGGAGCATGAGTTCAAACGCTGCACGGTCCCAACTGTCGATGTCGAGCGCCATGGTGCCTGAGTACGCATGGGCCAGGCCGATGCCGTAGCCCGGGGGCAGCGTGGACTCCAGCGTCAGGGCACTGGTGCGCAGGTTCCAGCCCCGGTGGGCTGGCCCTTTGGTGCCGGCCGGGATGGGCACAAGGGACCAGCCGTGTCGGATGTAACTGTCCATGGAGGCAGGGTGTTGCGAGACCGAGGGTTGTGTCATATCATGCACCCGTGTTCCCTGGTGGTTGTTTCTCCTCGGGAGGTTGGACTCCCATTGGGCTCGCTTCGGCGGGCCCTTCTTTTTGGCTGATTCACGACTTCTCCAAAAATAATTTGTGGCATGTTGCACGAATCTTAACAGACGTGCTACACTGCACGCAAGTCACGGAGAATTAAATGTCCAAAGCAGTCAAGAAACCGGAACTCGGCAAGTTCATCAGCGTCAGGGTAACGCCGAAGTTCCACACCCAATTTCATCGCAAGGTCAAGGCGTTCGGACCCCCGAGCGTCGTCGTGCGTGAAGTCCTGGAAGCCCTCATCGAGGACCGCCTTGTAATTCAACCCAACCTCAGTAAAAGGAACCTGTACCATGTCGATTGAAAAACACCTCAGTGACCTGACCGCCGCTGTCATCGCGCTCACCGCCGCCCTGAACCAGCGGGCCGGGGCGACCACTGTACCGCAAGCAGCAGCGCCTGCGGCCCAGCAGTTCGCTGCACCTGTGGCTACACCGGCACCTGCGCCCACCATGCCCGCTCTCCCGACGTTCGCGGCACCGGCCCCCGCCGCCCCCGTGGCGCCGGCCGCACCCTTCGCCGATGGTCCCGGCCTGATTGCCTACGTCATGGGCGCCTACAAGGAGATGGGTCCGACCAAGGGCGCCCAGATCCAGGGTGTCCTGACGCAGTTGGGCTATCAGAACATCAACGACGTGAAGCCCGAGCACTACGGCTCCCTGTATCAGGGTGTCGAGGCTCTGAAGCGGAGTTGATGTGACCACCACCCACGCAACCCTGAGCCCGAGCAAGGCGGCTCGCTGGCTCGCGTGTCCGGGGTCCGTGCGCGAGGAGGCACGGTATCCCGATGAGCCCAGTGGACCGGCCGCTGCCGATGGTACGCACAGTCATACCCTGCTGGAGCACTGCATCAAGGGCAACGGCGACCCGCTCAAGATGATCGGGGTCAAGCTCAAGGACCACGAGGGTGAGTTCACCGTCGATGCCGAACGTGCGGGTCGGGTGCGCCTGGCGCTGGACTACGTGACCAAGCAGCGGGGCGCCTTTGGGATCGTGCATGCCGAGCGTCGGGTGTCCCCGGCCCACCTGCTTGGGCGCACGGACCTCGACGGCACCTGTGACGTGACCATCGTGACCCCGGGCGAATTGGAGATCGTGGACTACAAGGATGGGATGGGCGAGGTCTCGGCCACGGACAACCCGCAACTCGAACTCTACACCCTCGGGGTGCTGGCCGGGTACAAGCTGCCGATCAACGGTGCCTGGCCCTTTGCGACCGTGCGCATGACCATCATCCAGCCCAAACTCGCACTCAGGGGTGGCACGCCCATCTCGTCGAGTGTGGTCACGGTGCAGGAGATGGTCGGCAAGATCGGCAAGTTCGTGGTCGGCGCCGCTGCCACCGATGCCCCCGATGCACCTCTGGTGTCCGGGGCGCACTGCAAATACTGCAAGCACAAGTCCTGCGCTACCCGCGCCCAGGACACCATGAAGGAGGTGGGCATGATGTTCCCCACAGTCAGTGAAACCGTTACAGTGAACCCCGTGACCGAACTGTCCCAGCAGGCCGCGGACCTCGACCCCAACAGCATGAGCCCCGAGAAGATCGCCCAGATCATGCTGGCCGCGCCTCTGGTGCGCCAGATGATCGAGGCGGTCGAGGAGGAGGCCCTGCGCCGCCTGAAGGCCGGGGGCAAGATCCCCGGGCTCAAGGTGGTCAACGGCCGGGGCTCACGGTCCTGGGCGTTGCCAGAGGATGAGATGGCCACGAAGCTCATCGGCATGGGCATCCCGAAGGGCGAGGTCTACGAGACCAAACTCCTGAGCGTTGCCAAGGTCGAGAAGTTGAAGTGGGAAGCCACGAAGGGTGGCGAGAAGGTCCAGCGCCAGTTGTCCGAGCGTCAACTCAAGACGCTGGACACCGAGTATGTGGCCAAGGTGGCGGGCAAGCTCACCGTGGTCCCCGAATCCGATCCCCGGCCTGCCGTGGTTCTGGATGCATCGCCGCTGTTCGCAGCGGTCCCTGAGACGCCCGCGATCCCTGCGTGGCTCTCGTAATTTGACACCTTTGGAGATTCAAATGTCGCTTATCTATTTCTCGAATGTCCGCTGCAGTTTTCCCAATCTGGCTACACCTTTTACCAGCAGGAAGTTCCCCAACACTCCGCCCATGTTCACGATCGACATTATCGACATGGACCCATCGGGCGCAGGCGTCAAAGAGTTCATGAGTTCTGTGATGTCCGCTGCACAGTTGGCATTCAAGGAGCATGCGCCGGCCGTGATGCAGGTCGTACAGGGCGACAAGCGTGCGCGGTGCTTTGGCATGGGACCCGAGAAGATCAATGAGGAAACCTTCAAACCACTGGATGGCTACGGGTCTGGTTTCTGGATCAACGCCAAGAACAAGGCACGTCCTCAAATTATTCGACCCAACGGAACCGTTGCTGAGAATGAAATGGAAGCTGTCGATCTCGCGCGGAAGATTTACGGCGGGTGTTACGTCAACGTGGCCCTCAAACCCTGGATCAGGACCACGAATCGTGGCGTGAGTTGTGACCTCGTTGCGGTGCAGTTCTTCAAAGACGGTCCGGCATTTGGTGATGGTGCTTCGTCAGACGCATCGGGGCTGTTCGGCGCTGTCCAGCAGGCCGCAGGCCCCAGCGCCTCGGGCGCCGCGATGCCGGGGTTCATGGGTGGCTTTGGTGCTGTGGCTGCACCCGTGCCTCCGATGCCCGCTGCGCCGTTCGGTGCGCCCCAGATGCCCTCGTTCCTCGGGGGCTGAGGTGAAGTGCCCCGAGTGTGGGGCCTGGACCCGGGTGCTGGAGACCCGGGTTCGCCCGAGCGGGGAGACACGGCGCAGGTACGAGTGCGCCAACGAGCATCGGTTCACGACCGTCGAGGTTATCGTTGCTCTGAACCAGGTGCCGCAGGTTGCGAACCTCGGACGTGCTGGTCTGCCCAGACGGTACAAGAGCCCGGAGTTTGAACCGGTCAGATTTTGAAATAGAGCCCCGCGCTGCACTGGTGCCGGGTCTACCAAAGGAATTGGTGGAGTGGTCCCCGGTTCACTGGTCGGTAGCGGGGCTCACCTGTTAGGAGTAACTGTGATGGACGATGATCTTGAAATTCCGAGGTTTGGGAAACTGTCGCCCGAAACAATCAACAGAATTGGTGCAATGGCGACATCGTTTGTAACGAACAAGAAGCCGACTGCCGATTTTCCCAACCCGCAGTGGGCAGATGTTGAGGACATCAAGGATGTTCTTGGTGATGAGAAATTGGAACTGCTTAGATCGGTCGTTGAGTACGCAATGACTGACTCGTTTCAACGATTTCGTTTCCTAGATCGGTTCAACAATGAGGCGAGAATGAACGACGCGATCAGGAAAAGGGCCACTGAGAAGGCGAATCGCATTGCGAACAAAGCCCGTCGTGATGACCAACTCGCTAGACGCCTAGAGATCGCCAAGTTGCGCGATCCCGCTGGAACAGTTCCTGTGTGGATGGCGAAAAAATGACCCACGACATCATCTGGGACTGCGAGACGTACCCCAACGTCTTCACGCTACACGCCATCCACGCGCACCTGCCTATCGAGTGGTCTTTCGAGATCAGCGACTGGCGCAATGACTCCAGCGCCATCATTCAGTGGGTCCACTGGCTCAAGAGCCTCGGTGCCCGGATGGTCGGGTTCAACAGCATCGGCTTCGACTACCCGATCCTGCACGCCCTGTGTCGCATGGGTCAGGCCAATGCCCGGACCCTGTACGACAAGGCGCAGGCGATCATTGAGTCACAGGACGACAACCGCTGGATGCACATGGTCAAGCCTGCTGACCGCCTGGCAGACCAGCTTGACCTGTTCCTGATCCACCACTTCGACAACCGGGCTCGCAGCACCGGACTCAAGGTGCTGGAGTTCAACATGCGGGCCGACAACATCTCCGACCTCCCGTTCCCCGTGGGCACCGTGCTCACGCAGGATCAGGTGCCCGTGCTCAAGAGGTACAACCGGCACGATGTCCTGCAGACCAGGCAGTTCTACCACCACAGCACCGAGTCGATCAGGTTCCGTGAAGAACTGACTGCACGCTATCAGCGCGACTTCATGAACCACAACGACACCAAGATCGGCAAGGACTACTTTGTCATGGAGTTGGAAGCGGCCGGGGTCCAGTGTTACGACTACGGACCGCAGGGTCGCCAGCCCCGGCAGACCCGGCGCCCGAGCATCGCGCTCCGGGATGCCATCCTACCGTGGATCGCGTTCCAAGAGCCCGAGTTCCAACGGGTGCTGGAGTGGCTCAGGGAGCAGACGATCACCGAGACCAAGGGGGTGTTCAAGGACGTGGTGGCGCGGGTCAAGGGGTTCGAGTTCGTGTTCGGTCTCGGAGGCATCCACGGGTCAGTGGAGAACGAGATTCTGGAGTCCGATGGGGACTCTGTAATCGTGGATCTCGATGTGACCTCGTACTACCCCACGCTGGCCATCGCCAACGGGTTCTATCCACAGCACCTCGGGCGAACATTTGTCGACATCTATTCGCACCTGTTCGAGCAGCGCAAGTCCTACCCCAAGGGAAGCCCCGAGAACGCGATGCTCAAGCTCGCGCTCAACGGGGTCTATGGTGATTCGAATAATGGGTTCAGCGTGTTCTATGATCCGTTGTTCACGATGCGGATCACCCTGAACGGTCAACTACTCCTGTGCCTGCTGGCCGAGAACATCCTGCTCAACGTGCCCGGGGTGCGATTGATCCAGTGCAACACTGACGGTCTCACGCTACGCATGCCCCATGGGTCCAGCATGGCACTCAAGATGGTCTGCGAGCATTGGGAGAAGTTGACCAAGCTGACCCTCGAACAGATGACCTACCAGAAGATGTGCATCCGTGATGTCAACAACTACATCGGACAGTACCTGAACGGCAAGGTCAAGCGAAAGGGTGCCTACGAGTACGAGATGGAGTGGCACCAGAATCACAGCGCCCTGGTAGTCCCGAAGGTGGCCGAGAAGGTGCTACTCGAAGGCGCCCCGATTCGTGAGACCGTGGAGAACTGGCCCGACCTGTACGACTTCATGCTCAGGGTCAAGGTGCCGAGGTCCAGTTCGCTGGTGATCGAGTATCGGCAGGAGTGGGGTGACACACAGTTCCCGCTCCAGAACACCACGCGCTACCTGATCACCAAGTCCGGGGGTCACCTGTTCAAGCAGATGCCGCCCCTCAAGGGTAATGAACTCTGGCGCCAGATAGGCGTGGAGGCCGGGTGGAAAGTGACCCCGTGCAACGACATCACTGAGGCTCAGGGTGCGCGGATCGATTACTCGTACTACGTCAACGAGGTCGAAAAACTTGTGAATGGATTGTCATGAACGACAACATCCCCGACTTCGCATCCTGGCACCACGCCACACTGGCGCTGTTCGCCACTGAAGCGTATCTCAAGATGCAGGACCAGCGAGCCCTGATTCAACAACTCCGACAACTCATCGCCACGGTGCCCCATGACCAAGCCCCAACTCGAAAAGCAGATTGAGCGCAACGTCTGCGACTACGCCCACGACGCCGGGATGCTGGTCTACAAGTTCACCAGCCCCGCACGCGCCGCGGTCCCCGATCGCATGTTCGTGACCCCCAAGGGCACGGTGTTCTTCATCGAGTTCAAGCGCGAGGGGGTCAAGCCCACGCCCCAGCAGACCCGTGAGCACGACAGGCTCAGGGGTCACAAGGTTGCGGTGTTCGTGGTGGACTCGGTGGACGCTGGCCGACTCGTCGTGAACCTGATGCGGGATCAGTGATGTTGACCCCCGACCTCCTGCACGACTATCAGAAGCGTGCCGTCAATTTCCAGTGCTCCAGTCCGACCACGATGCTCTGGCTCGACATGGGGCTCGGCAAGACCCCCATCACCCTGACCAGCATCGCGCACCTGTTGGCCTGCAGCTTCCTGCGCGGTGTGGTCATCGTAGCCCCGATCCGGGTTATCCGACTGGTCTGGAGACAAGAGGCCCTGAAGTGGTCCCACACCAAGCACCTGACGTTCTCGATGCTCACGGGCACCAAGGACCAGAGGACCCGGGCTCTACTGAGGCCGGCGAACATTTTTCTGATCAATTACGAGAACCTGGGCTGGCTCGCCGAGGTTCTGCAGACATACTTCATCAGCAAGGACCGTCCCATACCATTCGACGGGGTGGTGTGGGACGAGATCAGCAAGTGCAAGAACAGCACGACGGAACGAGTGAAAGCAACTCGCAAAATCCTGCCTCACTTCAAGTGGGCAACTGGGCTCACTGGCACCCCTGCCTCCAACGGCTATCAGGACCTGCATGGCCAGTACCTCGTGGTCGACAAGGGTGAGCGCCTGGGGACCAGCAAGACGGCGTTCAAGAGTCGCTTCTACCGCAAGGCCGGACCCTACAAGGAACTGCCATACGAGGGTGCCGAGAACGAGATCAAGCAGTTGATCGGAGACATCACCTTGGAGATGAGCGCCGAGGATTACAACAAGCTCCCGGACCTGGTGGTCAACGACATCAATATCGAGATGCCCGAGAACCTGCGGACCATGTACGACCGCATGGAGCGCGAGTTCTTCATCCTGCTCGACAGTGGCAAGGAGGTCGAGATGTTCAACCAGGCCGCGCTCACGAACAAGTGCTTGCAGTTCGCCAACGGCGCCATGTACCCGGTTGCCGGGATGCCCCTGTGGGAGCCGATCCACGACCTCAAACTCGACGCGCTGGAGGAGATCATCGACGAGGCCCAGGGCCAGCAGGTCCTGTGCTCCTATGGGTACAGGTCGGACGCCGAGCGCATCATGAAGCGGTTCGCCCACTTGCGACCGATCAACCTGACCGAGTGCAAGTCGGAAGCCTCACTCGTGAACGCCATGGCCCGGTGGACCGCTGGAGACTGCCCCTTGATGATCGGCCACCCGGCATCCATGGGCCACGGGATCGATGGTCTGCAGAAGGCAGGGCACACGGTCGTGTGGTACGGGCTCAACTGGTCCCTGGACCTGTACGACCAGATGAACGCACGCATCCGGCGTCAGGGTCAAGGGGCTCCGGTGATCTGCCACCGTATCCTGATGCTCGACACTCTGGATCAGGCTCAGGCCCTCGCACTGACCGAGAAGGCATCGACTCAGGCAGGACTCAGGAACGCGGTGAAGCAATATCGCTTGACACGCGGGATTTAATTGTTTTACACTGTTGCACAACTACAGGAGAATCAGATGAGTAATAGGAATAAACGGGATGCCAAGCGATACCGCTTCATCAAGAAATTGACCAATGCTGAAACCAACTCAAGGGACTCCTACTTCTGGATCAGGATCAATAAGGAATACCGTGACAGTTTGTTCAGTAAGTCTACGAAGGTGAAAAACTACCGCACCCTGAATGGAGCGGTGGATCGCATGATGCGTGATTCAAGATGACTGATTACCAAGCCGGCCCCGAGGGTGGTGAGTACCTGTACCCGAGAAGCGGGGACCCTTCTCCACGGGTGGGTGCCAAGGTTCAACTGCTCACGATTGGCGGGGTCCACACCAGTGGACCATGGCGTGACGATGGTTCGTGTCTCGGGTGGCTCCCGCTACCCAAGCGCAACATGGAGAAGGAAGACATGATCTCGTATCTCAACCCACCGAGGCTCTGACCACCCGCCCCTCTCGCGCCACGGATGGCGGATTTCCTCACACCAGTTCACAAGGAGATTGAAATGAGCCTAGAACACGTATTCGACCAGATCGGCCATGACCTTGGCTGGCACGACCACAACATGCGTAGGGACCGTCCATATGACGGGCAGCCACACACCTGCACCGGGGCGCGAGGCGCAACCGAAATCCGCGGCTTGACATTCCGCGACCTGCGAGACTGCTTCATCCGTGCAGTGCTGCTGTCATCGTTCGAGATCAGCAAGCCGGGGCTGTACGAAGAAGCCTGCAAGGGCGAGGCTGCCACGCTGTGCGAGAACGACGTCTACGGGTTCAACCTCGACAAACTCGACCCCATGGCCATCTCGCAGAATCTGGCGATCGAAGTCGAGAAGTTGATGGGTATTTACCCGAACGTACCAGCCCTAACCCCCACCCAACCCAAGGATGAATGATGACCCGCAAGACACTGCGCCAGCATCTGAACGAATACACCGCCGCCGCGTCCAATATGGAGATCGCGGAAGCGGCGATAACCATGCTTGAGCGTTGTCGCCATCCAGAGGCTCAGACAGCCATCCGCGCACTCAAGCGAGGCCAGAACAGGCAGCTTAGGCTGCTCGATGCATCTGCTGCAAGGCTCGGCGCGCCATACCCACACCCCGAAAGGATGACATGACCAAGATCACGATAGAGCGCGAGCTTGAGCTAATCGACGGCATGATCGAAGTGCAGCTGTACCACGCTGAGCAATGCGACGGCATCACAGGAGCGAAGAAATGAAAGTAATTGAAGCTCCGGTCTATAGATCGGACGACGGTTTGCGTGAGTTCAAAAGTCAAGACGAGTGCATCGAATATGAGAAATTCATCTTGCTGCGAGCCATCATCCATAAACATGCACGAGGCATCGTTTATCAAGCAGAAGTTGCGAATTTCATTCTTAAAGCATGGTCAGAAATCAGCCTTGCTATGCAACATAACGGTGAGGCCCGCGCCATCGAGTCAGCCGCCCAGCCCGCCCCTGCCGCAGTGCCGCTGACGGATGAGAAGATCGATCACACGTTGGCAACAACGTTGGACGAGTTTGCGCGCACCACGCGAGGCATGTCCCACGCACTCGATGTCAACGCGGACATAACTGCCAACAGTCGATTGCGGCGCATGTTCGCCCGCGCCGTTCTCGCAGCAGGAGACAAGCCATGACTGACGTAGTGAGCCGTTTGCGGGTGATGTCATTTATGATTTGCGGAGAAGCCGCAGACACCATCGAAGCACAGGCCGAGCGTATCCGCGTGCTGCGGGAGGCGCTGGAAAGACTAGACGGGCAATGCCATGGGGAACGGGAAGTAAGCGCAGTGTTTGTGCGCAAAGTCTGCCGCGCCGCATTGGAGGCCACCGGAGACTGACATGGACAAGATCACGATAGAGCGCGAGACGCTGTTGCCCTGCCCGTTTTGCGGCGATGATGGCGATAAAGGCCGGCAGGAGGTCACTCAGATGATCGAGGGGCGCAACAAGTTTGCGCGGATCACTTGCCGGGCATGTGGCGCGATGTGCCCCGAGGAAAACTGGAACCGGCGCGCAGCACTGGCAGCACAGCCCGCCGAGCCGACGATGGACACGGTGCTGCGTAATGCCGCACGCCGGTCCGCGACTGTGATACACCCCGGCAGGTTGGCAGCACAGCCCGCCGAGCCGGTGACGCATGATCCAGCAATCCGCTGGAACTTCGACGCATCGGATACGCACTTGCTTGTGTGCCGCGAAGACCACGACAAGGGCGACAAGTGCGAATACAAGCAACTGCACCCATCCGAAGTGTTGGCAATTGTGAACCGCCTACGGATCAGTGCTATTGATCTTACTTTCCGCAGTGCCGCACAGCCCGCCCCTGCCGCAGTGCCGCCAGGGATGGCGCTGGTGCCGATTGAGCCGACGCAGAAGATGGAGTATGAGTTTCGCGCTGGCGCTGGCCCGCATGATCGCTGGTTTAAGCCAGCCTACCGCGCCATGATCGCAGCAGCAGGAGACAAGCCATGACGATACCGCTGCCTGAGCCTGTGAACTTCAGCGACGTGTGGTTGCCCGGCAAAGACGAGTTCAACCGACAGCATGCCGTATGGGGCCACACCGCCGACCAGCTACGCGCTTACGGTGAAGCCGTGCGGGCAGAGGAACGGGAGTGCCTCCGCGTAATGATCGCGGCACTGCACCGTGAAGCGAAAGGGCAGCATAACCTGTACCATTGCCTCTCCGTGGAGTTGTTCGGAGACGAAGCTATCCGAGCCGCCGCACCACCGCAATGCACCGATCAACCGTCCGAGCCGCAATGAGCTTACCTGCGGCTTTGTAGCGGTCGCGCAGCAGGGTCAGGGCTGCGATGGCTTCGGCCATGCCTCGACAAGTCTCTGATGCCTCGACCGGCACTCCCCCGATTCCCGTATCGCCTCGACAATCCATTTCAGCACCGCCGCCGATGTGCCGTCACTTGGGGGTTGCAGCTTTGGGCACGGCGTTGCCAGGTTCGCCGGGATCGTTGTAGGCTCTGGCGAGAGCGTCCCCGATGACTGACAGGCCGTCAGGATCAAGGCACACGTTGCGATACACAGGCTTTTCAACAACACGCTGGACCTCCTTGATGACATCGCGGTACTCAGTCTCGATCCGCACCTTGTCCGATTCATGCGCAACCGCCGCCGTGTTGCTGTTCTGCCGCTGCAGCCGTTCGGTCGCGCGCTGGTTGACTTGGCGGGCTTGCTCGGCAATGGCGTCCCGGCCCGCGTGCCACTTGATGCCGACCATCATCCCGCCGACGAACACGGCCAGCAGAAGGATCAGCTTGGCGGCGATGCTCATTTCGTCTCAAAAAGGATTCGCTCGGCTGCGCGCCGCTTCACCAGGCCGGGGAGAATCTTGCCGTCCGCGTAAACCCACTTATCGAACTGCTCGGCCGCGTCGTCGTACCGAAGGTCGTTCAATCGTTTCAGCAGCGTGCTGTTCAGCAGGTTCTTTGCCCCGCAGTTGTAGGCAAAGTCCGTCAGCGCGTCGAACTGGTTCTGATTGATGTGGCGCGACGTACCGATTGACGGCTGGCGCGTACTCCGTTTGGAGAGTGTAGAGCATGATCTGGTCTGCCCGCTCCTGCGTGATCGGCGGGTCCGTCAGGCTGACCTTGGATCCGTCCTCATAGCGGGTTGATCCGTATCCGATGGTTGGCACACCAGCCGGGCACAGGTACGGCGAGGCACGAAAGCCCTCGAACCGGCGCACGATGGCCAGGCAGTTGTCGGATGGCTTCATTTGTCGTCCTCTTGTTCACCCGGAAACGTGTCCAGAAAGCTCAATGGGGGCTGCATGGCGCGAAGGTCAAAGCCTTCGGGTATCGGGTAGTCAGACTGGTGTTGCGGATAGCCTGAATCGACCTCTGGAGCGCCGTTGCGAAGCTTCCACCACCACATCACCAGGCGGCGCAGCCATTTCACTTGTCGCCTAACGGTGCGCGGTCGGTAGGATCAACACCATATTTGCGCTCAAAAAAGCGCTTCATGATCCGCTCTGCCCACAGCAACCCAGAAACTCCAGCATGCCCAGCCATGCCAGCAAATGCCGCAGTGACCAGTGGCTGCACGCTCATCGCCTCGCAGGCCCAGAACGTCAGAATGCCGATAAAGGCGCTCGTGAACAGTTCGCCCACCAGAATCCGAAGATCGTAGGCCGCAGACTCACCCCGGCGCACGGCGTTGTACCAGCGCACGAAACCACCCAGCATCGCAATGGCGAGGATCAATCCGTACTCTCGCAGCGAGTAGGACAGTGGGCTTCTTGATGGGATGACCTCTTGCGCCAGGGCGGGCGCTGCCATGTAGATCGACAGGATGACGGCGTAAATGTTCATCATGACGGATCAGTCCCTGCGCCAGATGTCGATGGTGAACGTGGCCGACGCAGGATCGATCGCCACGCCAGTGACGTTCGCCATTCGCACGTAATGACCTCCCGCCCCAGGAACCCCGGTGCAGACAAGTCCCCCAACAAGGGTCGATGGAGGCGTGACGTTCACGCTATCGGTCGCAAGCGCGTTTGTGATGGATACAAACTGGTCCAGGACAGAGCCTGCCGGTATGCTGACGAAATCGATAACCGCAGTGACCCGCTGGCGCCCGTTGGTCGTGGTCCCGACACCTGCGTCGTCCAGGTTCGTCGTCAGGCTCACATACTGCGGGTCTTTGATGCTGGTGCGCACCGCTGCCGCCACCACCTTGATGCCGATGCCGCTCGTGGGCAGGTTCTCCAGCCGTGGGCTGATGATCTGCGTGTCGTACGCAGGCCCGGATACATGGATGCCGATGGAGGTGAATATCTCGATGCTCGGTGAGATGAAGTGATTGTGTGAGCCGTCCGAGACGAGGATGCCGGTCGTGGTGTTGTTGAACCTGCAGGCGATATTGCGGTTCTCGTTGGCAAGTGTGGTGTAGATCGCGCCAATGTTGCAGTTTGAAAACACGCATTCGCTCAGCGTGTTGTAGTAGCAACCCAGCCCGCCATCTGCCAAGTGCTGCACGCCCGTATCGACGTTATAAAAAAACACGTTGCGCACCACGCAGTCCGTAGCATTGCGCAGGTCGCACCCGATGCCGCCAGTCGCCGCCCGGCTCACGTTGTCGATCCCCAGGTCTTCGATGTGCAGGCGATACCTGCGCGAAGTGCTGCCGCCTTTGCTCTGCAGCAGCGGCACGGTGAGCGACTCTCCCTTGATCAGGCTGTCGTAGCCGCAGCCCACGATCTTGGTGCCGTTGCCCCAAGTCAGGGTGGAGGTGATCTTGTAGGTGCCGCGTGGCAGGTATATCTCCCCGCCAGTCGATGAGATCGCGTCGAGCGCGGCCTGGATGTAGGCGGTGTCGTCTTGGATTCCATCTCCCGCAGCGCCGAAGTCCAGCACGCTGACCATCTCGCGCAACTTGGACTGAACACTGCGAGACGTGGCGCCCGTGCCGCTTTGCAAGAACGTCACTGCGTCAGCGGTTGACCCTGCCGCGTAGGCCGCAGCAACAGCGCTGGCCACCTGGGTCTGCGTGACCGTGGACACCTCGGCAGCACCAGTCACGTCGTCGAACACTAGGAACTTGTCCAGGCGATTCGCAGACGCCGGGAGCGTGGTGCTCAGGCTCGACGAGTCGCCCACCGGGACCTTGATCGAGCGATCGGCATCCGATCCGATCTCCTGCGCGATCATGGTCAGTCGGTCCAGCGCCCGCTCGTGGGTCTCGGCGGGGAACGGGTCGCCGCTGATGTAGTCGGTCTCCTGCACGATGTCGGTGTCGCGGTAGATGATGAGCCGGGTGCCGTTGGCCGGGGCCACGAGCATCGTGACACTGCCTCCGGCATCGTCCCCGGCACCCGTGAGCGTGTAGTGGGTCGTCAGGGTCTTGGTGGTCTCGACGCCGGCCGCGCTGACCTCCACGACCACGAGGTCGCCGTTGGCGAGGAACCGGTAAGGGAATGCGAATATCGTCGTTACCCCGTTGCCGTTGTACGAGATACGCGATGCTGTGGTGCTGATGGTCATGGTGTGCCTTTACTGCGAGAACATTTCGGGCTCAGTAGATGGTTCGATGGTGGATAACAGATCGTCTTCTCGTGTCGATGCAACACCCGACTGAATCGCCCACGCGTAAAACCTGTCGATCTGGAGCCTGCGCCCCGCGTCCGTGGTCTCCTTCTTGAGCACGTTCGCCAGCGCCGCAGGGTCGTTCATCAGCAGGATCGCCATATCCTGCGCCCGTGCCGTTGGTATCTTGGATGCAACGGCCTCAGCACCCTTGGCGACGGCACCGTGGACGATGATTGACGAGCCACTTTGCCCTGTTGCGCGCTGTACGACCGATGCCGCTTTGGACGCGAGAATCTTGGCGGCCAGGATCAACCCGAGTTCCCCTGCACCTTGCTTCACGTCAATGGCTGTACCTTGCCGTTCGGCGATCTTGATGTTCTCCAGCGTGTTGAACATCGTGCTCAGGTTCTTGACGTGCTCAGGCTCAATGACCCCTTGTTCACGCATGATGGTGATCGGGGACTTCTGACCCGCGACGTTCGGGGTGAACAGCAGGCCACGAAACGTGTCAAGGTTGAGAACTTGGTCCTTGCTGATCGACCGATTGAACGCAGCGTTGAGCACCGACGCACGGGCGCTGGAGACACCTTGCTCGGGGGTGACGATCTGCACCCCTTGTTTGTTCGTCCCACCCTTCTTGGCGAGGTTGAACATCTTGATGAACTGCGCCTCTTGATTGCCAGTAGACACGAGAATCTTGCTTGCGTAGTCCACCGGGTTTGACCCACTGATCTGGGCAAACGCCGACTTCTTGCCGATGTCGCTGTTCCTACGCTTCACGAAATCTTCCAACCGGCGCAATCCATTCTCCGACTTTACCGCTTGAAGCAGATCGTCCCGAACACTGGTGAACGGGGGTCGGTTGAACAAAACACCGTTCTTGCGGATCGTCTCGACCATTGTGTCAGGGTTGATACGCCCACCCTTCATGGATGCTGTGGTCAGCAGTCGGTAAGCATCCTCTTGTGCCTTGAGCATCACTTCGACAGACCCCTCATCACCCATTCCGCGAGTGACCATGAACCTTGTGGCTTCTTCAAGGTCCTTGAGTTTGATGTTTGCCGCCTCACCCCCAGTGGCGAATGCTCGCTTGAGCATCTCCTTGGGGTCGATGACATCGGCGCCAGATTTATTCACCGCTCTTGCGTCACCTGCAAATGTTCGGCTGAATGCGTCGTGATACGCTTTGTTGGCAGCACGAGCAGCGTCGTAGGACTCGTCCAGACCTTCCTTGAAGGCAACATCGAGATCGTCCATGATCGCAGACTGGAGCCGCTTGTTGATGCCCGCCTGCATAGCCTTGGACGCATCGGATTCAGCAGCACGAGCATCAGACAAGAGTTTGCGTCGAAGGTCGATCAGGTTGCGCGAGTCCGACATTGCAGGACCGGCTGGCACGTCACTGATGACGAATGTGTTTGGGTCGTAGGTAGTTTTGGAACCGGCGTTCTTCTTCGCGGCCCTGAGCGTATCCATCAGGTACGCTGGTATCTTTTCACCTTTGAGAGTGTCGGCAGACTTCTCCAGAATCTCATTGATCACTGCCTCGGTTTTCTTCATCTCCACCGGCACATTGAGATTCACCTTGCCATACAACTCGCTGATGAAGTCCTCGGCCTCGTCATTCACCTTGTCCAGTTCTAACCGAGCCCGGGCGCTGATCTCTCCGAGGTTCTCGTCGGTTAGACCCTTGCGAACCCCTTTTTCCACGATGTCCTTGGCCTTCTGTGTGGCACCCTTGATTCGTTCATCCAACAGCGACTCAAATTGCAACTTGCGCAACTCTGCGATGGTCTTGACGTGTTCGGGGTTCCCGTCAGCCTTGAGCAGATTGATCTGCATCGTCATGGCATCACGAGCCTTCTTGCCGCGATCCATCGTCTCCCGTGCAAACTTATCGCTCGATTTCCCGAGGGCTCGTTCCATGGCGACAAGAGCCGGGTCGCCCGTGAGTTGGGCTGCGGTGAGTCCATATGGGTTGGACGCTGCGAGGATTTTGCCAACCATTTCAGGGTCGGACCCATGCTCCCTCATCAGCGCCACGATTTCCTGCCCGAGTTTGACCTCTTGGGCATTGCGCCCGTAGCGCGACATCGCTGTGGTGAACGCACGATTGGCGAGGTTCCAGATGGTCACGGCACGCCCGACCGGATTGACAACAGCGCCACTGATCTCACCGGCCAGTCGGGTCAATTGGTCCCCGGGGTCCACTGACTCGGCGAGTCCAGCGCCAGCGCCGGCTGACACCACCCCGGCACCCTCAATCGCAGCGAGGGTCTTGGGAGACCGCTGTGCCTGTTTCACGGCGGCGTTGAAGAACTTTCCGATTCCGCGATCCAGCAGCTGCACGCCGCTTCGCACTAGACCGTAGGGAGTCAATGCGAGGACCGTGCCGCCACCGATGGAATACATCGATTCGGCCAGCGGACGTTGATCTGGGGCCATCTGCTGCGGTGTGCGCAGCCCGATCGCCTCACGCAGACCCTCACCACCCACCGCTCCTACGACAGCACCACCGACAGCGCCAGCAGCCATGCCCCACGGTCCTGCTGGTTGACCGAGGCGTGCGCCTGCGAACATACCGGCACCCACCATCGAGGACTCCACGGCACCGGCAGCAAACGCCTCGGTGCCGGGGTTGGCGACACGGGTGCCAGGAGTGCCTTCTGGTTGACCACCCTGCATCTCCGACTTAGCATCGGGAAATTTGTCGAACACACTCGACCCTTGGGTGGGCGCAACTTGTCGTTCACCGTCTGCGTCAGGGAACTGGTCGAATACGGATGTCATTTTTTCTTGTTCCCGACAATCGCGTCATACGCTTCTTGGGTGAATCTCACACGCCGGCCCTCAGGGGTCCAGAAGTTGCGACCCGGGTACAACTCACCCTCGTCCACAAGTTGCTTTATCTCCTTCTCGTCCTTGGGCTGGAGAACCCCCAACTGCTTGCGGTAGCTCTTGATTTGCGTAGCGATCTGGCGAGCCTGCTCACGGGTGTCCTTGTCCAGAGTCGTGTCATCGCGGGTCTTTTCAGCCGCGATCTGACGGTCGTTCAAACTGAGGTCGATGCCGCGCAGATTACGAGTGGCCGACTCAGGGTTGTCCCACACACGGATGACCTTCGCCACCTCGTCTGCGATCATTTTGCGTTCCCCCTCGGGGTACTTGTCGTTCTTCTGGAGCAGTGCA